CAACAGGCGGTTATCAGCCTCGGATGTCAGAAAGCTGGTGCTTATGACAGCACAGGCAGACAGGGCAGCATACGGCAGGGTAGTCCAGAGATTACCACAGGACCCCGGACAGGCGGGAAAAGAGCAAGCGCAGAGTTACATGAAATTGCTTTCAGGGTTTATTGTGAAGATAATGCCGGAATCCGGCGACAAGGTAACGAGGGCAGAGCCTTTTTCTGCAATGTGGCAGGGTACCGAGACTATGGAAACAGGATTCGTTGATATTTTGATTGCACCGTGGAATAATGAGTTTTTCAATCAGTATGAGTCATTCCCGCAGTCAGACTTTAAGGATATGGTAGACGGTGGTGCAAATGCTTTCAACCAGATAGAAAGCGGCATGACATACTCAGTACCGCCGGACAGCAATTTAGGTAAGAGCAGTTATTGGAGAAAGTGAGGTGAGAACAGATGGCTGGAAACAAGGAGATTGGACGCATAGGGCAGCGTAGATACGGAGGAACCATTTACGAAGAGTTCCTGCCGGAGCTGAGAGGACACAGAGGGATAGCGGCTTACACGGAAATGTCGGAGAACGACGATATAGTGGGCGCTATCCTTTTTGCGATAGAAATGCTGGTTAGACAGTGTGACTGGAACGTGGAGCCTGGTGGAGATACAGCAAAGGATAAAGAGGCCGCTGAGTTTGTGGAAAGCTGCATGAACGATATGCAGGACACCTGGATAGACACCATTTCCGAAATCCTGTCTTTCCTCACCTACGGCTGGAGTTATCACGAGATTGTGTATAAGCGCCGGATGGGGAACACGAAGGACCCACGGACAAAGAGCAAATACAGCGACGGGCTGATCGGATGGAGGAAACTGCCAATAAGGTCACAGGAAACGCTTTATCAGTGGGAGTATGATAATGAGGATAATCTGCGGGGTATGACACAAATGCCGCCTCCTGATTTTGGCACTTTCACGATACCTATTGAGAAGGCGTTGCTGTTCCGCACGAAGTCGAAAAAGAATAATCCGGAAGGCAGGAGCATTCTCAGAAACGCATACCGTTCATGGTATTTCAAGCGGCGTATACAGGAGATTGAGGGAATCGGCATTGAGAGAGATTTGGCCGGTTTGCCGGTTATGCACACTCCAGAAGGATTTGATCCGTGGGATAAAGATATACCGCAAAATGCTGAAACATACGCAAGATTGCAGGATATGGTAAGAAGCGTTAGAAGGGATGAAATGGAGGGACTGGTCCTTCCTTTTGGGTATGAGTTTGAGCTTTTAAGCACTGGTGGCACACGACAGTTTGACACTAACGCAATCATAAACCGCTACGATACCAGAATTGCAATGACGGTATTAGCGGATTTTATTTTCCTAGGGCATGATAAGACGGGCAGCTGGGCACTTAGTTCCGACAAGACGGAGCTGTTTGCCGTTGCCATAGGAGCGTTTCTGGATATTATCTGTGAGACATTCAACAGCCAGGGCATACCGTCACTGATTGACATAAACGGAAAGCATTTCGCCGGTATTACAGAGTACCCTAAAATGACGCATGGGGATATTGAGGATGCCGACATCACAAAGGTAGCGTCCTTTATCAAAGACATGACAGGCATAGGCGTTCTGGTACCGGATGATGGACTGGAGGATTATATCCGGCAGGTAGGGCATCTTCCGGAAAGAACCTCCGACACCAGGGAGCTTGACCGGACAAGGCAGGATCAGCAGGAGCAGAATCAGCCGCCAGAGCCGGAATCAGCCGCAGGCACCGAGCCAAACGAGGACGGTGAAGAAATCCCGGACGATAAGGCAAAAGAGGCGAAAAAACGGCTGGGGAGGGAGTGTGACGCATGGGATTCCGGATAATTGCTACGAAAAGGGTTAGGAAAGTAAAGACTAAGAATGGCAAGGAAGTTCTCCGCAGGCTTGAAGAATATCTGGAGAGTGATGCTGTTACCGGGGAGCCGGTAGAAATCCTGTGCGGCTTTTGGGAAGATCAGCAAAATGCGATTACATACCAGGAGTTGCGGCAGGCGGTCATAGACGGTGCAATCAGCCAGGAAACGATTCAGCTTTGGACGCAGGATTATTCCGTGCTGGTGGCGAACCGGCTCAGTAACCTATGGACGGATGCAATCACAGCCGGGTCGGCAGGGCAGCCTATTCTTGACGGCCTTGCTTTTGAATTTAATACGCAGGCGCCTGGAATATTGAACTGGCTCAGCGAGCGTGGTGCAGAGTTTGTAACAGTCTGTACCCAGGAGCAGAAAGACGCCATTGCGGCACTTGTGACAAAGAAAATGCGTGACGGTCACACGGTAGATGAACTCTCCCGGCTGATCCGCCCCTGCATTGGATTGACAGAGGGTGATGCAAAAGCGGCTACGAGGTTTTATGATAATATCGTGGCGACACTAAAAAAAGAGCATCCACGGATGAAACCGGAAAGCATACGGAAAAAGGCACTTGACGCTACGCAGAAGTATGCAGAGAGGAAACACCGGCAAAGAGCTATAACGATTGCTCAGACAGAAAGCGCCTTTGCATACAACCGGGGTGCTGACGAGGGAATAAGGCAGGCCCAGGCAGAAGGATACCTGGGAATCATGAAAAAAAGGTGGAGTACATCCGGTGATGATGCAGTATGCGAATTGTGTGCATCACTGGAGGGCGTAGAGGTTGGAATGGATTCGGATTTCAATATCGGCGGCAGGCTGCTGTTCAAAGGACAGCATATGTTACCGCCAGCGCATCCCAGGTGTGCGTGTGCGATTGAGTACATTGAGGAATATCCGCCTATGGGAAGGAAGTGATTGAGAGGATGAAAAAATTTTCGGACTATATTGAAAAGTCTGTCGGAGCCAATCCGGAAGAGCCGGAGGGAGTTTTGAAAGGCCGGTTTAAGGTTATGAAGTCTGACGATGAAAAGATGCTTGCCTTTGGATGGGCGAGTGTTTCCATGCGTGTAGATGGGGAAGTGATCGAGGACTGGCAAAAGGATATTGTTGAGCCGGAGGATTTGGAAAATGCAGCCTACGAGTTTGTGCTGCTGTACCGCGAGGGCGGGGAAATGCACGAAAGAGGTGGAGCCGCTGTTCTGATTGAGAGCGTGGTATTCACTGAGGAAAAAATGCGGGCTATGGGAATACCGGCAGGCACACTTCCTATCGGCTGGTGGATTGGTTTCAAGGTCCTGGATAAAGACGTCTGGGAAAAGGTCAAGGACGGAACCTACCAGATGTTCTCCATTGAGGGAGAGGCCGAGAGGGTAAAGGTGGAGGACGAAAACAGCCTGTAAAAACGGGGCGTATTGCGTTTTTCAGCAGCTCCAACCTAATAATCCTACCTATGGAACCGTAAAAAGGGCGTAGGTAGCACATATTTTTTGATAAATCAAGCGGCATCCGGAAACGGGTGCCATTTGCTTTATAAATCTACGGAAAGGAGGCAGCAAAGTGGCAACAAAACTGAAAAACCTCAAAATCCGGAAAGTGGATTTTGTGGACGAAGGTGCGAATCCGGATGCTCACATCAGAATGTTAAAGCGGAGAGACGGGGAAACACAGACCGCAGAAGAGGATCACAAAAAAGGTACCGGCAGCATACTAAAAAGGCTGTTTGGCTTTATCGGGAAAGCGGCGGGTATGAACCAGGAGGAAATCGACAGTGCAATAGATGAAATACAGAAAGGCGACTCGCTGAGTTTCAATGAGAAAATCAACGAAGTAAAGAACTATAAGATCGCTGATGAAATGTGGGACACCTGTTATGCCCTGCAATCTTCCCTCTGCTCGATTCTGAATGATGAAGAGCTGGATAGCACCGGCGCGGCAACGGCAATGCAGGAAAGTCTTGACGAGTTTTATGCGGTAGTACAGGAGTCAATCAAGGAGTGGTCCAGCGGCAAGTCGGCCAGCATTGTCAGGAAAAGCGAAGAGGTATCGGAGGCAGAATTGGAGATTATGAAATCGGCGGTGGAAAGGCTGAATGAGACAATCGAAAAAGCCTGCAAAGATACCAAAAAGGAGAAATCCGAGGAAAATGGACCAAACAATAATGAAAACCCGAAAGGAGACGAAGAGGAAATGGGAATGAAGATCGACAAGAGCAAGTTGACAGATGCGGAGAGAGCTTTCCTGGAAAGCATCGAAAAGCGCTGTGGCGTGGAGGAAGGAGGCGACTCCGGCAGCGGCAACACAGCGACAGCTCCCGCAGAGCAGACACCGGCTCCTGCAGAGCAGACGGTAACGAAGTCAGCACCGGAAAAGCCCCAGGAAACACCTGCAGGACAGGAGGACGGGCAGGACAATATCTATAAGGGCCTGCACCCGGCAGTAAGAGCAGAACTGGAGGGGTTGAAGAAATTCCGCGAGGATGCAGAGGCCAGAGAGCTTACCGAAGTGGCGAAGAGATATGCAATCATTGGCAAGACTGAGGCAGAGCTGGTTCCCCTGTTCAAGAGCCTCAGAGCGGCGGGCGGCACAGCCTACAATGATATGATTGCCGTGCTGGACCAGGCGGTAGCCACGGTTGAAAAGTCCGGTGCTTTTTCTGAGATCGGCAAGTCCGGTCATGGTTCCGGTGCAGTCGGAGCGGCAGAGGCAAAGGTTGAGGCTATTGCAAAAGGGTATATGGAGAAGGATTCTTCCCTGGATTATGCCTCAGCAATGGCAAAGGCATGGGAGGACAATCCGGAGCTGATGGCTGAATATGAGGCCGAGGCAGGATTCTAAGGAAGGAGGATAAGAAAGTGGCAAACAGAAATTTCAACGGAGTACAGATTAACCAGAGCGTGACTATCGTGGAGCAGGCCGGGGCGGAAATTCCGGATGTGAGGAACCGGATTATGACATACGATAAGGACGGCAATGTTGTCCTGGCGGCGGACGGTTCCGTAGTCCCAGTGGGAATTGCACTGATTGAGTCCGGAGTCAATGACATTTCCGGCGTGGAATCCGGCAAAGTGAATACCGGTGATGATGTTGACATCCAGATCAAGGACATCGGCTATATTCTGGCCGGTGGCGACATTGCCAAAGGGGATGAGGTCACAGCGTCCAGCGGTCTGGCCGTCAAGGCAGAGTCCAGCAACTATGTGGTGGGTATCGCACTTTCAGCGGTTGCAAAAGATGAATACTGCAGAGTGCAGATCACGAAGTATCAGAAGGCTTAAAGGAGGTAAAGAATAATGGCTAAAAGAACAGCAGCAAGCATCCAGGCAGATATTGCAAAGGGTGCTTTCAGACCGCATACAGCGCTCTCCAACATGGCGCTGGCGTACTACCAGAGTGATGCGAAGAGCTTTGCAAAGACGATTTTCCCGATTTGCCCGGTTTCGCTTTCCTCTGACAATTATTATATTTTCGACAAGGAGGATTTGCTGCGTGACAACTGGCAGAGAAAACCGGCATACGGCAAGGTCGATCCGGCAGTGCTTTCCGAGCATACGGATACCTACGCCTGCGTGGTGGACCAGATGATTATGGGTATCGACCAGATCAGACAGACCGACCTCAACCGGAGGATGGGGCCGAGGACAGCAGACCCGAAACAGCAGAGGACAAAGACGATGGCCGGGCAGGCGAATATCCACCAGGACGCATGGTTTGCCCGCAAATTTTTCAAAAAGGGTGTATGGAGCCAGGAATTTACCGGCGTTGACTCCACCACGGTTACATCGGGCCAGTTTATCAAGTTCAGCAATGCTAACTCCGATCCTGTGTCCTTTGTGGACGAGAAGAAAACCGAGATGGAAGAGACTACCGGGCGTATGCCGAACAGGCTGGCGCTGGGCGTCAATGTGTTTAACGCATTGAAGAGGCATCCGGCGATCCTGGAAAGGGTAAAATACGGCGGTTCTACGGCGAATCCTGCATCTGTTACGCTGAATGTGCTGGCACAGCTCTTTGAGATTGACCGGATCACGGTGCAGAGGTCCATTATGAATAAAGCGGAGCTGGGGCAGGCGGCAAAGATGGAGTACATTGGCGACCCGAATGCTTTCCTGCTGGCCTATGCGACAGATACTCCGTCCATTGACGAGCCTTCAGCGGGTTATATCTTTACCTGGGATATGCTGGGGAACGGTAATATCATGCCGGTTCTGAGCTACCACGGAGAGAACGGCACACACTCCGAGTTCATTGAGGGCCTCATGGCTGCTTACATGAAAAAGACGGCGGACGATCTGGCTATGTTATTTGC